ATCCTACGTTTGCAGGTATATTAACATCATTTGTAGCAGTTAAATCTATATCAGCTGTACTTGTAATGTCTGCAATAACAGGACTTGTTAATGTCTTATTAGTTAATGTTTGTGAAGCATCATTTAACGTTATGTTAGATGTGTTTGATAAATCAGTTGACGCAATTGTTATCGCTGCTGAACCATCGAAATTTTGACCTGCAATTGCTCTCGCTGTTGCAAGTGTTGTCGCTGTATCAGCATTACCTGTAACGTTACCTGTTACATTACCAGTAACATCACCTGTTACGTTACCTGTTAGGTTACCAGTTACATTACCAGTTACGTTACCTTCTAAATTTGCGACTAAAGTACCTGTAGTGATTGTTAAGTTACCAGTTGAAGCACCTGTGAATGAACCAGTACCAACTTTAAACTTATCAGCACTTTCATCATATCCTATAAATGCGTTATCAGAACTTCCTCTTTCAATAACTATACCAGCATCATTTGAAGGACTACCTGAAGTACCATTTCCTAATTCTAATAGTGTATCTGAAACAACTGTATTAGTTGTAGATACAGTAGTTGTTGTACCATTAACAGTTAAGTTACCTGTAATTGTAGCGTTTCTAGTTACTGATAAATCTCTGCCTATTGTTACATCATCTGGTAATGCTATTGTAACTTTATTATCTGTTACAGTTGCTGTGATTTCATTTGTAGTACCAGAAAATGTAAGTGTGTCTGATAATAATGAAACAGTATCAGTAGTAGATGTATCATCTCTAATAGTTAAATTTGTGGCAACACTTACTGTACTGGCTGCTGTTAAACGACCTTGTGCGTCAACTGTAAATGTTGGAATTGCTGTTGCTGAACCATAACTACCAGCAGTTACTGCTGTATCTGCTAGAAACGAAGCTCCAATAGTATCACCTGATTGATATTCAGCAATACCTGTTGGTACTCCGCCTGTAAATACTAGTCTTATCGGTGTTTTATTTGCCATAATTTATTAAAATGTATATGCCGGATTATCGTCATCAAATACTGTTGATTGTGCTGTAATCGCTGGCGTACTCAATCCTCCTGCATTAGTAAAAACTTGGTTAAAATATTTTATGTTAGTGTTAAATCTAAAAGCAAATCCAGCGGCCACACTACTTAATCCACCAGCATTTGTGTAAATGTTGACTTGTTTTTTAGGGGCGCCAGATAAAAATATATCTTTAAAACTATTTGTGATTGCACCTATATCGTGTGTTGCTGTAGAGTCAGGTAATAAGTCAGAACTAATAGATGAGAGGGAAGAATTATTGGCTATCTCAACAATATCATTACCATTACGTTGATATATCTTTTTATCAGTAATGTTTACAGCAACTTCACCATCAGATAAATTACTTGTAGTTGGTACTGCAGAAGCTGTTGTACTTCTTTTTAATTTAATAATAGTCGCCATTTAATTTCCTTTAAAAATTAAAATGTTCCGCCATCTAGTGAAGTAACTGTTACAGCACCTGAAGATACTGTAAAGTTATCTGAACTAAATGATGCTACACCTTTGTTTGATGTTGTCGCTAACTCAGCAGCAATAGTTATTGTACTACCTGAAGCACTTGTATCAATACCTTCTCCAGTTAAAAACTCTAATGTACCACCAAGTGATACAGAACCAGCAGTCGAACTTTCATCTGTAAATGAAATCGCACTATTTGATAATTTATCATTAGCGATACTACCTGCTAAGTGTACGTTGTCAACTGAACCATCTGTTAAATGTTCAGAGTCTACAGCGTCATCAGCAATTTTTGAACCATCAATTGCGTCAGCAGCAATTTTAGCGCCAGTTACATTTAAGTTTGTAATTTTTGCTGTTGTTACGGCAGTAGCAGCAAGTTGGTTTGTACCGATACCATCTGCTTTAACTCTTAATGCGTCACTTGATATTTCAATAGTTGAATCATCTACAGCAACGTTTAATGTGTTACCTGATTTAGTAATTGCGTCACCAGCAGATATTTGACCTGCACCAGAAAATTGTTCAACTGTAATATTGGTTGTTCCTAATGTTGGTGTTCCGTTATGTGTAAATACGTAACCATTATCAGCATTAGCAGTACCTTCTTCAACGAATACAAAAGCACCACCTGTAATTTCAACCGCCTCGTCACCATCTGGTGTTCTTGTTAAAACGTAAGCTTCAGAACCTGAACCAACTGTAGTTACTCTATATAAACCATTTTGAGTAGCAGTTGTTTGGTTTTTTAATAATATTCTATCGTTTTGTGATGGAGTTTGACCATCAATTGAAAAAGCACCGTTTGAACCAGCAGTAATTGTACCAGCGGCATTATCATATGTTCCTGCAACGTTTGCTGTTGAAGCATATCTAACTGAAGCTTTTACATCTAAACCGTTAGCAACACTATCTACATATGCTTTTGTAGCAGCGTCTTGAGCACTTGATGGATCAGTTACGTTTGTAATTCTACTTGAATCTACATCAACAACACCTGAACCTTTAGGGCTTAATTTAAGGTCAATGTTTGTATCACCACCTGAAGTAGCAATCTGAACACCATTACCTGTAGCAGCATTAGTAATTTCTAATTCATTTACAGCATTTGTAGTTGTTTGTAAAAGAATTAACTCATTACCATTAGCATCAGCAATAAAACCACCATCAGCAAATTTAGGTTCTGTAAGTGTTTTATTTGTTAATGTTTCTGTACCTGCTAATGTAGTAAAAGAGCCATCTTGTAAAGCAGTATTAAATTCAGCAGTAGTACCTGTTAAAGTATTGTTTCCTAAATCTATTGTTTTTGTTGTAAGTGTTTGATTACCAGTAAGTGTAGCGACTGTATCATCAATCGCAAAAGAAATTTGATTATCACTTACAGTAGTATCAATACCAGTACCACCATCAAATGTAATTGTTTCACCTGTTGAAACTGAATCGTTTGAACCAGTATCAGCGGCAAGTGATAAAGTAGATACTACAGTACCGAAACTTAAATTTCCTGAACCATCTGTTTTTAAGAATTGACCGTCAGAACCATCACCATCTGGCAACGTGAAAGTAGTTGTGGTTGTTACGGCATTCGGAGCTTTAAGTCCAATGAAATTTGTTCCGTTATTAGTACCTTCGTTTAATTTTAAAGTACCACCTGTTGAAGCGTTATTACCTATTAAGATTTCATCAATCGCTTTGTTAGTATCAACAGTTATTGCTGAATTTGCTGTTAATGTTCCATCTACGTGATCTAACTTATCTGTAAAATATTGACCACCGATTACTGTAACGTTATTTGCGTCACCGTTACCATCTACACCACCTTCACCTATGAAAATTCTATCTCCTAGATTACCTTGTGTACCTGTACCATAAGTATAGGCTAGTTCTCCAAGTTTAAGTGATGAGGGTGCCGCAGTTCCTGTACTACGTTTTATCTGAATTATTGTTGCCATTTGTTAATTCCCCTAAAAGTTACCACCGTTGAACGTAATTGATCCTGTGGTAGTTTCTAATTCGTTTCTTGTTATAAATTTGTCAGATGAAGCATCATATTGAATTAAGGCACCGTCAGTAAGAGATGAAGCATTGACGTCAGTTAAACTTCTTAATTGTCTAACACCATCAACGTTAACTTGAGCCGTTGGAGTTGTAACACTAACTTGTTGTGGTCCAGATGAAGTTGTACTATTAATTTTAGCATTGACGCCACCTGTACGATTAATTACGGCTTTTACCATAGATATATCTCTCTTTTTGTTATATTTATAATAAAACTATACTAAAGAATTAAGTTGTCACAGATGGACTAACTGTAATAATACCTTCAATCACTCTTGTTATTGTACTATCAGAAGTTTGTGTAATTTCTACGTCATAAACGTATCTAGCGGGTGCGTCAAGTGTGTTTGTTTGATCTGCTGTCAATGATAGAGTAATCACACCAGTTGATCTATCAGTTGCGATTGCTGTTGTAAGCGCTGTCCTTGTTCGTGTAGAAGCATATCCTTTTGCCATTTTCGCTGCCGCTGTGTAACCAGTTAAGTTAAACGCAGATCCGTCCGTACCAGTTACAGTCACGTCAGTTGAAAAAGTTGCTCCTTGGTCTATTCTAAGGTTTGCTATCGCCGCCATTTAATTTGTCTAATTCTTTTTTGATTTCCATATTGTAGTAATTAGTTAAAACATCAATCTTTTCAAGTTCCATTTCGTGTCTTGTTTTAGATGTTTGTAATTCTGATCTACTAAAAATTACATTACGACATCTAATTGATAACTCAGACTCTTTATACTCTTTACCATCAATTGTTATAATCTTTTCTTCACTCATTTTCACTCCTTGTTGTTTATATTTATAATGATTTTAATTAAATATTTACTCAAAATCACTATTAAATGATATTATTGTTTTTCTAAAATTGTTATTAATCTTCTCAGACGTATGTTGAAACATAGCAGGAAAAGTAACTAAATCACCTTCTTTAGCTATTAGATTTATTGACTTCTTACTATTTACTATAGGTTTAACTTTTGTTGTTCTTTTAGTATCTTTAAGCTCTAGATAATATACATTAGCAAAATTTGTTTTTCCGTGTCTATGCCAAGTGTGGTAGTTATTTTTATAATATTGTTGAAACCATCCATTTTGAATAGTACATTTCTTTTCCTCTAAAAATTCAGTCATCTCATTCATATAAGGTGTAATAATTTTATAAAAATAGTCTAAATATTCTCTCTTTAAATCTCTAGGTAAATTCCAATCTGTATGTGTTATATCTTCAAAAGAATTTTGAGGTATCTTATCAATTAAAGATAAGAGATCACTTTTAATTTGATTATGTTCTTTGATCTTTGTAACTAGATAGTAACTTTGGATTTTCTTTACTTTAATCATAAAAACTATACCATCCTGTAATAATACATTTATCTTTTTTAGAGTTTATAATACCTTTATGAGAGTGTGTCCAATCCGTAGGCCATATAACAGTATGGCCGATAATACAATCGGAAGTAAATTTTTGTTTTGGCCATATAGTTCCAGCATCTTGTACTGTATTTAGATAAGTCATAAAAACAAGGACTCGTTTAGATGCTTCTATACAACCTCTTTCACAGTGTACTTTTTTAAAACCTTCGTCTGGTTTATAGTATTGTATATTATAATCTTCTAATAGACCCCATTTTTCTAATAAGGTATCTACTTCTGGATACTTATTTCTATATTCATCAATACATTTTTGTAATTCAGTTTTATATTTGTTAAATGGATAATCATTGTTACTTACAGAGATAGGTAATTCCGTAGATGTTTTAGTATCACTATTAAACTCTGGTTTTAAGTGCTGCTCTTTATTATTCAAATAATAATTAACAATATCCTCACACACCTTTTTACTAATTTTTGACAAGTATATAAAATTATCCATTATGGCATAATCCTTTTTGAAGTAGGTAACGTTGGATTTAATTGTTTGTTT